TAAACTATTAAAGAACGGTATTCCTAAAGAAGATAAATAGGACAGACGAAATATTTTAAATGAACAATAAGGTTAAATTAGCCATTGCTGTTGCAGTAGGTATAGTTGGTGGAGGACTTATCAGTACTTTTGGTGGACCTGAAGAACCTAAGCATCCTTTATTAGGATCTAATCCTGTTGCTTCTTTCCCAGAGTGGACAAGAGATGGTTCAGCATTTAGATGTAAGGATGGAAAGGTTCAGGGATGTATTGGTGGAACAAAGTGTGGAACTGTTGGAAGAACTGGAACTGATCAACCTGTTGCAGTATGTGAGAAGTGTGTTAACTGGGTTGATTTAGATGAATTCCTAGTTGATAATCCAGATTTTAATGCTAATATGTTCTTACAAACTCTTGAAGGATATGGTCCTGGTGAGTAGGTAATCTCTATAAATAACTTCGGGAGAGGAATCCCGAAGTACTTTTAGTATCCATACAATGTCGGACTCGTTACCGTCGATAGATGACTTCCTTGAAGAGGAGTTACCATCAATCGATGAGGTCATAAAAGAAGAAAATCTACCCTCAGTTGACGAGTTCATTGAGAAGGAAGAAGAAGAAATAATAGATGAGAAAACTTGTGGTGAAGGGGAATATTTTTGTAATGATGAACAAAAATGTAAGCCTATTCCTAAGGGACATAAAGTTCTAGCAGACGGAGAACTGGTTAAGGAATCACAGGATCTGACTGAAGTATTACAACTTATCAATGCTGTAAGAAGGGATATTCCACAAGTTCCTGAAATTAAGTATTATGATGAGGAACTTAAAGTACTTGCTGAACAGATTGAGCGAGTAAAAGAAGGGATTCCAGAAATACCTGAAATAAGATATTATGATGATCAAGTAGAATCTATATGTGAAGCTATTAATTTATTAAGGGTAGATGTAAAGGATTTACCTGAAGTAAAATATTATGATGAGCAATTAGATGGGGTTGAAGATAGGATTGATAGTCTCCAGCAAGATATTGTTAATCTTCCTGAAGTAAAGTATTATGATGAGGAAATAAAGGCAATATGTGAAGCTATTGATGGGGTTCGGGCAGAAATTCCAACTTTTCCAAAATGGGTTAATGAAGTCAATGAGGTTCCTGATTTCTCTTGGATTGGAAAGACTTTTAGTGTAATTGATGATGATTTTGTAAAAGTTGGTGATAACATCAAAGATTTACGTGATAGGTTTGATGCAGACTTTAAAGATCTTAGTGAGAGTTTAGATACTAAAGATTTTGAGAAAAGAGTCCAAATTGATGAAGTAAAAGCAAATATTAAGGAAACAAATGAAAGAATCTTTAAAGAGTTAAAAGAAGCTGCTATTAAGATTTGGTCTCATCATGATATGTTCAAAGATGATGATCGGAAACTAAAAAAACAAGTTTTAAGTAAATTAAACGAAACTAAGCAAAAAATTGAAGAAAAAATTCTTGATGCTAGAACTAAGAGTTATGAAGAGAATAAAGTTCTTGAAAAGTATTTTCAAGGGTTACAAAAAGAAATTTCTGCTCTTCCAGAAGTTAAGTACTATGATACTCCTATTAGAGATTTAAAGAAAGAGGTTTCAAAACTTGATGAAACAGTTGGTGTTAAATTAAGTGATAATACTCTTAATATTGCTGAATTATACAAATTAGTCGGTGAAATAAAAGCAACTCAACAACAACTTCATGAAGGTATTCTTGCTGCTAGTCCTGATGAAAAAATAAAGGAAGCAACTGATAAATTCGTTACTGTTCAAGATTTACAAAAGAATTATAAATTATTTGTTCAAAACGTGCAGCAGCAAATGCAAGCATGGGGTGATGGTGGTGAAGTAAATCTTCAGTACATGGATGACATTACTGGTATTGCTACTAATATCAGTGCTTATGATGGGATGTATCTTCAAATTGATACTTCACAATCTTCTGGTAAAAAGTTTAAGTTCTCTAGTGTAAGTGCTGGTAGTACCATATGGGAAGCTGATGGAGTTGGTATTAATACCCTAGGAAGTGTTGGTATTGGTACTACTGCAAATAGTAGTTATAAGTTAATTGTTGGTAGTGGTAATACTGCTGATACGGTTGCTTATTTCGATGGTAATATTTCTGTTGCTGGATCCACCTTCAGTAGAGAGGTTGTTGAACTAGAATCTCTTGGTATTATTACTGCAACCAAAGGTGTAGATGTTATCAGTGGCGGTGTAGATATTACTGCTGGTGGTATTAATGTTACTGCAGGTGTAGGAACGTTTGGACTTGTAAAACCTCAAGATTTACAAGTTAGTAATGCATCTACTATTACAGGAAGACTTACTGCTCAAGATGTTTTAGTTAGTGGTGGTGCTACAGTTTCTGGTAATATGCAGGTAGTAGGAATATTAACAGTTGGTAGTTCATCAGTAACTATTAATGGAACCACCAATGCAGTTACTGCTGACAGTTATACTGTTGGTGTAGGTGGCACAAACCTCTTTACTGCCATAGAAGGAAAAACATCAATCGGACTCGTACTTGCACTATCATGAACAAGAACTTTAACAAATTTATCGAAGAGGCAGCTAATTCTGTCAAAAAGAAAGAAGAAAAAATACCAAAGTGTCCAGAAGGGCAATATTATGACCCTCAATTAAAAAGATGTGTTATAATGCCACGTAAGTATGGAGGACGATTCTGGGGTGGAACATTTCATAAACCAACAAATGGCAACGGTAATGGGGCCCATAACGGGAATGGAAACGGTAATGGCAATGGTAGCAATGGTAACGGTGGCAACGGCAACGGTAATGGTGGCAATGGCGGTGGAAACGGAGGATAAGATAAATACTTAAGCTCCAAAGTGCTGAGTATGAAATTTTTATTACCACTTAAGATTGAAATCCCCTCTACTGCGGGAGAATTTAAAGCAGGATTAATGTTCAGAGAAAGTCTGGACGAAGATAGTGGAATGTTATTTTTGTTTGATAGTATAGACTATCATACATTTCATATGCAGAATACCACTATCCCTTTAGATGTTGCTTTCATCGATAAGTGGGGTATAATTGAGAGCATTAAAGAACTTAAACCTTTAAATAATGAGCATGTTGGTCCAGATTCCCCAGTACTCTTCGCACTGGAAGTAAACAAAGGTTGGTTCGCAGAACATGATGTAAAAGTCGGCGACAAAGTTATTAGTGAGGATGTTGCTATTGAGGATTCTGATGGAAATATATTTGCAGATGTCATAGACATTGTAAAACCAGTACCTCTTAGACGCACACCTCCAAATATCCATTATGTGTCAGAAGCAAGAAGACTTCCCAATTATCAAAAGGTCGGAAACATAATATCCGTCGCCTTGGCTTGGAGGGGAAGGAACTACATGGTACAAATGTTTTTCCCTTCAGTCAAAAAACCATCACGCAGAGAAGTTCAGGATCAAGTGAGAAAAGTGTATCCTGGTGCTAAACTCTGGTCTTACCAAGTATCGGAACATGACCCCGGAGAACCACTCCTCCAAACAGTCGGAGGATGACAAACAAATAGAAGAATTAAAAAAGAAAGCAGAAAATTTACAAAAAATACTAGACATGACAAGAAAAACCATAGACCACGATAGAAAATTTGGTAAATATGAAATGATGTAGGAGCTTATTATGCCAACAATCGATGAGGTTTACTTAGGTAATCCCCTATTAAAAAAAGCGAATGTTCAGCAAGAATTTACTCAAGAACAAATTCTTGAATTTATGGCATGTAAACATGATCCTGTTTATTTCGCAAAACAGCATGTAAAGATTGTTAGTTTGGATGAAGGTCTTGTACCTTTTCAACCTTATGATTTTCAAGAGAAGTTAATTAGAAACTTCCACGATCATCGATTTAATATTTGTAAGATGCCTCGTCAGACAGGTAAGTCTACTACGTCTGTATCTTATCTGTTGCATTATGCCGTATTTAATGATAATGTTAATATTGGTATTCTCGCAAACAAAGCAGCAACTGCTAGAGATCTTTTAGGAAGATTGCAGACTGCATATGAGAATTTGCCTAAATGGATGCAACAGGGTATTATATCTTGGAATAAAGGTAGTTTAGAACTGGAGAATGGATCAAAGATACTGGCTGCTTCTACGTCTGCAAGTGCTGTCCGAGGCATGTCGTTTAACATTCTCTTCCTCGACGAATTCGCCTTCGTTCCAAACCATATTGCGGAGTCCTTCTTTGCATCTGTTTATCCTACTATTACTTCTGGTCAATCAACGAAAGTCATAATGGTATCTACCCCTCACGGGATGAACCATTTTTATAGGTATTGGCATGATGCAGAAAGAGGAAAGAATGAATATATTCCTACAGATGTTCATTGGTCCGAAGTTCCTGGAAGAAATGAGGAATGGCGATTACAAACTATTGCAAACACATCTGAACAGCAGTTTAAGATTGAGTTTGAGTGCGAATTCTTAGGATCTGTTGATACTCTTATATCACCATCCAAATTAAGAACTTTAGTTTATGAAAATCCTATTAAGAGAAATGCTGGATTAGATGTTTATGAAGAAGCAATTAAAGGTCATGAATATGCAATAACAGTAGACGTTGCAAGAGGAGTTAGTGAAGATTACTCGGCATTTATTGTTTTTGATATAACTTCTTATCCTCATAAGGTTGTAGCTAAATATCGGAATAATGAAATTAAACCGATGCTATTTCCTAATATCATCTATGAAGTAGCAAAGAATTATAATCAAGCATTTATTCTTTGTGAGGTAAATGATGTTGGAGATCAAGTAGCAGCATTGTTACATTATGACTTGGAATATGACAATGTTCTTATGTGTTCTATGAGAGGACGTGCAGGACAAGTTGTTGGTCAAGGATTCTCTGGTAAAAAGACTCAAATGGGAGTCAAGATGTCTAAGACTGTTAAAAAGGTAGGAGCACTTAATCTTAAGACTTTTATTGAAAGTGATAAGTTAATCTTTAACGATTATGAGATTATAAGTGAATTAACTACCTTTATTGAAAAAAGTAATTCTTTCATGGCAGAAGAAGGTTGTAATGATGATTTGGCAATGTGTCTTGTCATATATGCATGGCTAGTTGCTCAAGATTACTTTAAAGAAATGACGGATCAAGATATCCGTAAGAAGTTATATGAAGATCAAAAGAATCAAATAGAACAAGATATGGCACCTTTTGGATTCATTAATGATGGAATGCAAGATGAAAGTTTTGTTGATGCTGAAGGAGATAGATGGTATACAGATGAGTATGGTGATAAAGGTGGTGGAATGGATTATATGTGGAACTATATGTAAACGTAGAAAACAATAAATAATTTCTAGATAACTGAAGATTCGGAGAAAAAAAGCATGGCAACTCCTCAATTGTCTCCTGGAGTATTGGTAAGGGAGGTTGACCTAACCGTAGGAAGAGCTGAGAATGTACTGGATAATATCGGTGCAATTGCTGGTCCATTCAAATTAGGTCCAGTCAATGATCCTATTGACATTACAAACGAGCAAGAATTAATTAAAGTATTTGGCAAACCCATCTCTACAGATGCTCAATATGAGTATTGGATGAGTGCTGCTTCTTACCTATCATACGGTGGAGTTTTAAAAGTTGTTAGAGCAGGTTCTACAACACTAGCAAACGCTAACGCTGCAACTGATACTGCAAGTGGTATTGGTTACACTACTGCATTAGCAGGAACTAGTGGAATTGAGAATTATGACGATTATATAACAGATCATTCAAGTGCAACTAATTTCCTATGGGCTGCCAAGAATCCAGGTACTTGGGCAAATAGTTTGAAGGTATGTACAATTGATGACTTTGCTGATCAAACACTTTCTATTACTTCTAGTAACTTAGCAGGTTCTGGTGCTACCGTTGGATACGGTGTCACAATGGAACTTGATTCTGTAGTTTTACCAGGAACGGGAAGTACTGAATCATTTAGTGGTTATCTAAAAGGAATTATTACTGGTGTTACAACTGACTCAACTAACAGTAAGTCAACTGTTGATGTTAAGATTGTTGCACGGGTTAATAGGTCAGGTGTTGCTTCTGCTATCAGTTATGAAGAAGGAACAGCATACGGTCAGATTGGTGTTAGTTCCGTTACCTTCTGCAATGCAGTAGGTGTTCATACTGGAACTGTTATTCATACTCCAACTGCTGTTGCAGACTGGTATGATAATCAGACTCTTGGATTGACCAATTCTACAGTTTACTGGAAGTCTATTGCTGACAAACCAGCAACTGGTAAGTACACACTTGATAGAAGTGGTGCTAATGATGGAATGCATGTTGTCGTTGTTGACGATACTGGAACTGTAACAGGAATTCAAGGTAATATACTTGAGTCTTTCTTACACCTATCGAAGGCAGCTGACTCAGTTTCATCTGTTAATTCACCTCAGAAGAATTACTACAAGGATTATCTTGCAGATTTCTCCGAATATCTATATGCTGGTGGAAATCCTGGTCAGACTGGAGATGGTTACAAAGGAACTACTCCTACTGTTTCTGGATTCACTACTGCAGGAAACTTCACTACCGCATCAATTGGTACTGGAGCATGGGGTGTAGATGCTCAAGGAGTTAAGTTTAACGTTATTGGTAACGTAAATTACAGTCTTGCTGGTGGAGTTGATTATACTTCCGCTAACGGAATGACTGCAACCTTGGCAAATCTAATGACTGCTTATGGTAAGTTCTCTAATAGAAACGAAGTTGCAGTAGATTATCTAATTATGGGCCCTGGCTTGAGTGTTCAAGGTGATTCTCAAGCAAAAGCAAACTATCTGCTTTCCGTCGCTGGACAAAGAAAGGATTGTGTTGCTTGCATAGGACCACATAGAGCAGATTTGATTGGTATTACTAACACTACTACTCAAACTGACAACCTAATTAAGTACTTTAGTCCTCTATCATCTTCATCTTACGGTGTATTTGACAGTGGTTACAAGTATACTTACGACAGATTTAACAATCAGTTCCGCTACGTTCCAACGAACGCAGATATTGCGGGTCTGATGTGCCGCACAAATATTGTTGCTTATCCATGGTTCTCACCTGCTGGACAACAACGCGGTATTATAAACAATGCAATTAAACTTGCATACAACCCAAATAAAGATCAGAGAGACAAACTCTATCCACTAAGAATTAACCCAACCATCACACAACCTGGTGTTGGAACACTTCTCTTTGGAGACAAGACTGCTCTCGGATATGCATCAGCATTTGATAGGATCAACGTTCGTCGTTTGTTCCTTACTGTTGAGCAAGCACTTGAGAAAGCAGCAGAAGCTCAACTCTTTGAACTCAACGATGAGTTGACCAGAGCGAACTTTAGAAACATTGTTGAACCTTATCTTCGTGATGTTCAGGCAAAGAGAGGACTCTACGGATTCCTAGTTGTTTGTGATAGCACAAATAACACTCCTGACGTTATCGATAATAATGAGTTCCGAGCAGACATCTTCCTGAAGCCTGCGAAGTCAATCAACTACGTAACTCTAACCTTCGTAGCAACGAGAACTGGTGTCTCGTTTGAAGAAGTGGTCGGTAGAGTTTAACTTTAATATCTAAATAACAACAGGAGGATCTAAGAAAAATGGCAAGCACAAGAGAGAACAAGACCATCTCTAACTTTAAGTCGGCACTGATTGGTGGCGGCGCAAGGCCTAATTTATTTGAAGTTGAACTAACTACACTTCCAGGAGGAGTTTCTTGGGATGCTGATAGTTTTAGGTACATGTGCAAAGCATCATCACTACCTGCTTCAAATATCGCTGCAATCGATGTTCCGTTCAGGGGTCGTATTTTTAAAGTTGCAGGAGACAGAACCATTGAAACATGGTCTGTAACCGTCATCAATGATGAAGACTTTAAACTTAGAAATGCTTTTGAACAGTGGATGGAGCAAATCGCTAAGTTGGATAACAACTTGGGTGCTACTCTCCCAGAATCTTATATGACCAATGCCACAGTTTATCAACTAGGTAGAGGTTCTACTAAGAGTTGTTAATATTATTATTG